GTCCACATGGCGATGCTCAATGATCCCAAGATCAAAGAGCTTGTCGGTCAGAGTCCTTTTGCTCCTGTCATTCAGAAGGCAATGATAGAGCACATCACCGAGCACGTTGCGTTCCAGTACAGGAAAGAAATCGAGGGACAGCTTGGGGCCCCACTCCCAGACCCAGATCAGCCACTGCCGGAAGATGTAGAGTTTGATCTCGCAAGCACCGTTGCCAAGGCGGCTGAGAAGCTACTGCAGAAAGATAGCGCAGAGATGGCTCAGATGCAGGCGCAAAGACAAGCACAAGACCCATTGACGCAAATTCAACAGCGTGAGCTCGCGCTCAAAGAAGCAGAGTTCCAGCACAAGCGCGAACTAGATCTGGCGAAACTCAACCTAGACTCACAGGCTAAAGCGGCGACCATTGCCAATGAGCAAGACCGCATTGCATCACAAGAACGTCAGGAAGGTGCTCGCCTAGGAGTTAAGATCGCAACAGAGAAAGACAAGGCGGAGCGCAAGGATCAGCTAGAGGGCGCGAAGCTTGGGGTTGAAATTGCGAAGTCAATTGCTCAGAATACAAAAGGACAATAAAGTTCAATTGCACTTTTTGGAGTGAGCATGACTGAATTAGATTACATCCGGAATAGAATCCGGGAAAACTTAGATCAGATGGCAGACCACATGGCGACAGGTGGCTGTGAAACATTTGATCAATATCAATACTGCTGTGGCATGGTAAAGGGCTTAGCCGTAATCGAACGAGAAATTATTGATCTCGAAGAGAGGATGAAAAACGCCGAATAAGCCTTGTCAAGTAGTGGTATACTGTAAGCAGTGAATAGTACGCCTTGAGCGCAGGTACTGCGGGCCTTAACCGTAAGCAGGAAAAAATATGCAAGTCAAAAACTTCGAGATGACCGAAGAGCTTGAGGAAATCCTCCCGATTCCTCGAGGCTATAAAATATTAGTTGCATGCCCAGAGATCGAAGAGAAGACCGAGGGCGGCATCATTATCGCGAATGACTATCGCGCAAAAGAATCAACAGCATCAATCTTCGGATATGTAATCCAGATGGGCGATGATGCATATGGCGATCAAGACAAATTCCCAAGTGGCGACTACTGCAAAGTAGGCGACTGGGTAATCTTCCGTTCCTACACTGGCACAAGATTCAAAGTGAAGGGACAAGAGTTCCGACTCATCAATGATGATTCGGTTGAAGCAATTGTCGAAGATCCAAGAGGCATTGAACGCGCATGAACGAAGAAGAGTTCGAAACAAACGAAGCAGTCGAAGAGCAGATCGAAGTCAGCTCTGATGATGGATTTGAAGTAGAAATTGTAGACGACACACCGGAAGAAGATAGGGGTCGTCCACGCAGGGCAGATGGCAAAGAGCCTGAAGTCCCTGATGATGATGAGATCGCAAACTATTCCGACAACGTACAAAGCAGAATCAAAAAACTACGCTTTGAATATCATGAAGAGCGTAGACGTAAAGAGGAAGCTGAGCGTGTTCGTGAGCAAGCTGTAACAGACTTACAGAAACTTTACGAAGAAAATCAAAAGCTTAGGGAAACTCTTACAAGAGGTGAAGGCGCTTTAGTTAACCAAGCCAAAGGCCGCATCGCGGCAGAGCTTGAGAAGGCAAAGCAGTCGTATAAAGACGCTTATGAAAGTGGCGACAGCGACGCAATGATCGCGGCCAACGAGCGGCTCACCCTTTTAACAAACGAAAAACTCCGGTACGAATCATACAAGCCAAAGCCCGTACAACAACAGAAGATGCCCGAATATACACAGGCACCACAAGAATCTGTTGTAGACGACAAGGCAATTGATTGGGCTAGCCGGAATGAATGGTTCCAAAAAGACAAGGCCATGACAGGCTATGCTTACGGGATCCATGAAGAATTAGTGGAAGACGGCATTGACCCGCGTAGTGATGAATACTACCGGCAAATCGATTCCAAGATGCGCGAAGCATTTCCACACAAATTTGGGCATCAACGTCAACAGGGTACCGTAGTGGCCCCGTCGAGTCGTTCGACAAAAGCACCACGCAAGGTTACGTTGACCCAGTCTCAAGTTGCTCTCGCCAAGCGACTCGGGATCTCACCAGAGAGATATGCGGCGCAACTCATGAAGGAGACACGGTAATGAGTAACCGTACACCAAGGGAAACCTCTACCCGAGAAAAAACAGAGCGCAAGAAATCATGGGCCCCAGCAACACGAGTTCCAAATCCGAATCAGGAAGAGGGATACGGGTATCGCTGGATCAGAACCTCAACAATGGGTCAAGTAGACAACACTAACGTCTCTGCAAAATTTAGAGAAGGTTGGGAGCCTGTAAAGGCTGAAGATCATCCAGAGCTACAAGTGATGTCAGATATTGATTCTCGTTTTGAGGGGAATGTTGAAGTCGGTGGACTCCTGTTGTGTAAGAACTCACAGGAAAATATCGATGGCCGGAACGAGTATCATCAGGAAATGAACAATCGTCAAATGGAGTCAGTTGATAACAACTACCTCCGTGAAAACGATCCTCGTATGCCGATGCTCAGACCGGAAAGATCAACAAAGGTATCATTTGGTAGCGGCAACTCGTAATTATTCGGGTGCCGCATTGTAGACATTAAAGGAGAATCATATGTCTTCAGTAGCCGCACCCTTCGGACTTCGTCCGATTGGTCGTCTCGACTCTGGATCTCTCGAGCCATTCCGCCAGTACCCGATTGCTTCGGGATACGCGGCAAATATCGCAGTTGGCGATATGGTTACGCTCGTGGATCAGGGAACAGAAATCACAATTCAACGCATGACAGATGGTGAAGATGGCGACACTTCAGTTCTGTTCGTTGGTATCTTCATGGGTTGTGAGTACACAGACCCTACATCAGGACAGCTTCGCCAAGACGCACTTTGGCCAACAGGTACTGTTGCATCAGACGCAGTAGCGTATGTATGCGCAGATCCAAACGTGCTGTTCGAAATCCAAGCAGATGGCTCAATCACTAACACTAAAGAAGTGTTTGGCCGTAATGCTCCACTTGTGAACACTGCACCGAACACTACGTTCAAGCAGTCTCGCATGGCTTTGGACATCTCTGCTATCGGCACCACTACAACCGACTGTCTCAAGATTGTCGATTATCGTGGTGGCTCAAAGGGTGACGAGATTGGTACTTCGTACCCAGTTTTCGTTTGCAAGTTCAACAATACTGCGGCGTTCCACCAGTTGGAAACTAACGCGGCACCAGCGGCTGTATAAGGAGCTAACTAATGGCTATTACACGCGCCCAGCTCCTTAAAGAGCTATTACCGGGGCTTAACGCGCTCTTCGGCTTGGAGTATGACAAGTACGAAAACGAGCACGCTGAGGTCTATGAAACAGAAAACTCTGAGCGCTCATTCGAAGAAGAAGTGAAGCTCTCAGGCTTTGGCGCCGCGCCAGTTAAGCCTGAAGGCGGAGCGATCTCTTACGATTCAGCTCAAGAGTCTTTCACTGCTCGTTACAACCACGAAACAGTGGGCATGGGTTTCTCTATCACTGAAGAAGCGATGGAAGACAACCTGTATGACTCTTTGTCAGCTCGTTACACCAAAGCACTTGCTCGTGCTATGGCGTACACTAAGCAGACTAAAGCGGCATCTTTGCTCAACACTGGTTTCGATACATTCCAGTCAGGTGACGGCGTGACTTTGTTCAACGCTTCACACCCAACTGTATCTGGCGGTACTAACTCTAACCGTCCTGCAGTTGCGGCTGACTTGAACGAGACTTCACTCGAGCAGGCAGTAATCGATATCGCAGGTTATGTAGATGAGCGTGGTCTTTTGATCGCGGCCCGTCCTCGTAAGCTGATTGTTCCACCAGCGTTGATGTTCGTTGCAACTCGTTTGCTCGAAACAGATATGCGTGTTGGCACAGCCGATAACGACTTAAACGCACTCAAGTCCAATGGTTCAATCCCAGAAGGCTATCGTGTCAACCACTACTTGACTGACAACGATGCGTTCTTCTTGACCACAGATGTTCCTAACGGCATGAAGCACTTCGTGCGGACTGCAATGCAGACGTCAATGGACGGTGATTTCGATACTGGTAACGTACGCTATAAAGCTCGTGAGCGTTATAGCTTCGGTGTATCAGATCCACTCGGAATCTATGGCTCACCCGGAGCCGCATAATGAACTGGGGCCTTCGGGCCCCTTTTCTTTTCCTGACAGAAAGTGCAACTGCACATTCTGACACTGGCCACGACAGGAGATTCTCATGGCTAATACAACATTCTTAGGACCAGTCCGGTCCGAAACTACTTTTAAAACACTTAGCAAAAATGCAACAACAGGTACAATCACCGAAGTATCAACTCTTGGTGGAGCTCCTGTTGAATTGACTGATGCTGATGTTTCTCTCACGAACGCGGCGCATAGCGGACGAGTTATCGTTGTTCCTGCTATCACTGCGAATCGTACAGTGACCCTTCCATCACCTGTTGCGGGATCTACTTTCAAGATCATCTACGGTGGTGCGGCGACAGAGACAGAAAACCTGATCATTGACACAGGATCTGATACAAATTTTTACATCGGTGGCATCCAGCATCTTGATACAAACGCAGATAACGTAGCCGTATATTCAGACGGTAACTCGAACTCTGTGTTGACGCTTATAGATTTCGGTGTAATGGAAATCAACATTGTTGCGAAAGATTCCACCAACTGGTATGTGTGGGGCAATGTAGTATCAGCTACAGCACCAACATTTGCCGATCAGTAATAAGGGGTAAGTCATGGCATTATCTGATGTAATTGCAGTTACGCGCACTGATGACGGAGAGATCTACGGTCAGCGCTCTCGTGTGCGTCAGATCGTGGCTACGACTTCAAGTTCGGGAAGTCCTGCTATCGCTGTTAAGGATGGTGGCGCTAGTGGGACAACTCGTCTTAGCATGGCATTCACAACATCTGATGTGGTAACAGTTAACATTCCTGATAACGGTATACTGTTTGAGACAGATGTATATCTCGACCTGACAGCATGTGACTCAGTGACGTTCTTCTTATCATAGGAATGAATCATGGCGGGAAAAGAAGTTCGATCTGCCCACACTCACACCTCGGCAACTCTTGTCACCGGGAGATCTCGCTTGCAAGGAGTTGTGGTTAATACAGCAACAGGCGCTAGTGGCAATGTAATCCTGTATGACAACACAGCGGCATCAGGAACTGTGCTATTAGAAGTTGATGAGAAGGACGCATCAACCGTAGACATCATGATTCCGAATGATGGGATCTTGGCAAAGAAAGGTATCCATGTGGTCTTGCCAGAAAACGTAACAATTACGGTGTTTTATCAGCAATGAGCACTCCAGATCGCGTCAAAAACAAAATGAAGGAGCTTGGACTCAGTGGTGTCAACAAGCCGAAGAAGACTCCTAACCATAAGACTAAATCCCATGTCGTTATGGCTAAAGAAGGGGATACCTATAAGGTCGTCCGGTTCGGTCAACAAGGCGTCAAAGGTGCTGGCAAGGCTCCGAAGACTGCCAAAGATAAGGCCCGGAAAAGGTCTTATTACGCTAGGCATAATGCGCAAGGGAAGCCGTCGAGTAAACTGTCGGCAAAATATTGGTCGCACAAGGTTAAGTGGTAATGGAACGATACCTCAAGGCACTGCAGGAACTGACAGGTCAGACTGGCGACACTGGTTTCAGTGACGAACAGATTCGTAAGTTTGCCCGTGGAAAGTCGGACAAAGAGATTGCCCGTGTTATGCTTAAAGTTGGCGTGGATGTGAACCAGTTCGCTCGCGCATTGGGTATGCCGGTAAGTGAAGTGAGAGAGCGTTTTGCAAAAGTTTTACCAGAAGCTCGTGCAGATAATGAAAGACTCCGATTATCACAGGAGTTACAACAGGGAAGACTTCCACAGGCTAATCAAGCCAGCCCGAGACAACAACAAGCTTCACCTATACGAAAAGGACGGACGTCCGGTGGCATTCGCGACTTGGGCGTTTCTTAGCCCGGAAGCAGAACACGGGTACATCACAGGCACCCGTAAACTACAGCCCGAAGACTTCGAAGGAGAGGACGGGCAGTTATGGTTTATAGACTTTGCGGCTCCGTATGGACATTGCCGCGAAGCAATTAAGTGGTTCAGAAAGTTCATTTGCACTAAATACGGACCGAGATATTCAGCAAAGATCCTCCGACGCAAGAAGCATGTTGGAAGACTGTATGCATATGGTGACCTATGAGACTCAACGCTCTACATCCTGAAGACAATCCAATGGAAACATTGCTGTACTGCTTTGGCGGTGATGGCGGTGATGACAACGGCGGTGGTGATTCGATGGACGATGATCCGGACGGCGATTTCGGTATTGATTTTGATGACGGTCCCGGTTTTGATGACGGAGATACTGGCGACACGGGCGATAGCAGTGACGTCGGGGGCTCTTCCGACGATCAGGATTCAATGGATTCTGGCTACGATACAAGCACTGTTGGTGCGGGGACAAACACTGATATGGGTGGCGGCG